ACTAACCTTGCTTATTGGCATGCAAGAAGGGGGATTAAATATGGCGACAAAGATGCATTGGCAGAAGTTAAAACATGGATGGAGCATCAGGCCTTTTACCTTACAGAAGCCACGGTCGAGCTGGCGAAAGAAAGAGGAAAGTGTAAAGACTCAGACAGAACAAGATACGGACAAGGAGAATTCCCCTGGGAAAGACGAGCAGCAGGAGTCAACGAACTTGCCGACTTTACCCCGGAACTCGACTGGGAATCACTGAGAAAGGAGATGACCCAACATGGCGTACGAAATGCTACTCTTATGGCTATTGCTCCTGTGGAGTCAAGCAGTGTTGTTATTAACAGTACTAACGGTATTGAAATGCCTATGAGTTTGATCAGCACTAAAGAATCTAAAGCAGGATCATTCACACAGGTAGTTCCGGAATATAATCGATTGAAACACAAGTACCAGTTAATGTGGGAACAGAAAGACTGCGACGGTTACATTAAAACAGCAGCAGTACTAGCAGCTTATGTGGATCAAAGTATCAGTACCAATACATTCTATAATCCAGCACATTGGGCAGACCGTAAAGTTCCAACTACATTAATCGCCAAGAATTTGATGCAGGCACATGTGTGGGGATTAAAAACATTCTACTACAGTTTGATCAACAAGGCCGGCAGCAAGCAACAGGCGGAACTAACACCAGAAGTGCATTACAACGGATTCCACAATGAACGAGAGTTGATCGAGGATGAAGATTGTGAGGCCTGCAAACTATGAAAACACTTAGAGAATATATTGATTTGATTTCAGAATCTACCAAAATAGATGATGAGTGGTTTAAAGACGGAGCTTTCAACACTTTTAAAAAGCCAGCCGAAGAAAAGTATGAAATTGCCAAAGAACCCGGAACAGTTGATACACTCGAAGGACCAGTTCGATATGAAGCAGGACATTATATCATGACAGGACCTAAGGGCGAGAAATATCCTATCACTCCAGAGAAATTTAAAAATCTCAAAGACGATCAAGGAGATGGAGTTGCTACACCTAAGAAGATTCCAAAGGTAGCGAAGCTTGCAGATCACGATGGCGTATTACACACATCGTGGGGCGATCTCAAATATACCAAAGGCAACGACTACATTGTGCGTCATAGCGAAGGCGACTATGGCGCAGTAAAGACAGATATATTTCAACAAACATACGACACAACAAATGAGTAAAGCACAATACAACCTACATACAAAGACAGACTATCTTAATCGCAAGATGTTCTTGGACCCAGCAGGGCCAGTTACTATCCAACGTTTTGAAGAAGTCAAGTACAAGAAGATCGCAGACTTCGAAGCCACAGCACGTGGATTTTTTTGGCAACCAGAAGAGATCAGTCTCACTAAAGATTCAAATGACTTTAAAGATTCCAGTGACGCGGTCAAACATATCTTTACCAGCAATCTATTACGTCAAACAGCATTGGATAGTTTGCAAGGCCGCGGCCCAACACAGGTATTCACTCCTGTGTGCAGTCTACCAGAAGTAGAGGCGCTGATGTACAACTGGGGATTCTTTGAAACTAATATTCACAGCAAGAGTTACAGTCACATCATTCGTAATATCTACAACGTGCCTAAGGATGTTTTCAACACAATTCACGATACCAAAGAAATCGTAGAAATGGCCAGTTCAGTAGGCAACTACTATGACAAGTTGCATGTTATTAACTGTCGTAAAGAATTAGGTGAAACGATTCCGGAAATGGAGTATGTCAAAGCTGTTTGGATGGCACTGCATGCCAGCTATGCGTTGGAGGCATTTCGTTTCATGGTGTCATTTGCTACGAGTCTAGCAATGGTAGAGAACAAAATCTTTATCGGTAATGGCAATATTATCAGCCTAATCTTGCAGGACGAACTCTTACACAAAGGTTGGACTGCTTACTTAATCAATCAAGTAATCAAAGATGATCCTAGATTCTTAGTAGCCAAAGCAGAATGTGAAGCAGAAGTATACGCATTATATATGGATGTGATTCGTGAAGAAAAGGACTGGGCCACGTACCTGTTCAAAATGGGTCCAGTGATTGGGTTGAACGCCAACATTCTGCGCGACTTTGTAGACTTTACCGCAGTCGGCGCATTGAAAGATATTGGCATTAAGTATCAAGCCAGTGCCCCTAAGTCAACTCCGATTCCTTGGTTCAACAAACATGTCGATACCAGCAAAAAGCAAACAGCTCTACAAGAAAGTGAAAGCACTAACTACGTAATAGGAGTCATGGGAGAAAATCTTGACTACGATGCTCTTCCGGCTATATAATAAACCATGTATAAAGCACAATTCAAAAGAAATAACCCTTACGAATCTTGGACCACAATAGGACACTATGGCAGTGAACAAGCTGCCATCGCAGCAGCACTGAGTTATAAAAACAAAGGCATGCTGCTGGTCAGAGTCACAGACAAGAATGGCGGCATTGTGTACACAGGTTAATAAAGGAAACAATATGTATACCCCTAATACCAAAATACGAGAATCCGAAGATTTCCGTGCCATTTATAATGTTATGGACAAATTCCAAAAAATTGAAGAAAAGAATCGCTGTCTGAGAGTGCAATTTTTAGATTGGTTGTCAGCTAAAATGCACTCATGGGCTGTCAGCATCAAAGCTACGTCAGACCGCATCGACTCACCGTGTATTATCAAAGTAGATACTGTAAGGAAATCAAAATGACCGCAGTGGTATGGAGTAAGTATAATTGTCCCTATTGTGATCAGGCCAAGGCATTACTCACACAGAGGAACATAGCATATGAAGAACGCAAGATCGGTGACGGCTACACTAGAGAAGAGCTTTTAGAAGCTGTGCCAACAGCTCGCACAGTTCCACAGATCTTCATTAACAATCAATTAGTCGGTGGCTTTACAGAACTTAGAACTTATTTAGAACAAACAGCCGGCGGATTCGGCGAAGGGAAAATATGATGTTGATAGACAAAGGTGTTGCAGTAGGAGAAGTGGTTACATTAAAACTTACCAGCGGTGAAGAACTAGTAGCAAAATTAGCAGATGATCAGGTCATGCACTATAAACTGTCTCATCCTATGGTGATTGCCATGAGTCCAAAAGGACCTGCACTGATGCCCTACCTATTCACAGTGGATCCTAGCAAAGAAGTAAGAATAGCCAAAGGTGTAGTAGCTGTGGTAGAAGCCACAGATAAGTCTTTTGCTGATCAATTCGTAGAAACTACAACAGGAATTAAGTTAGTTTAATGCATAAATTTGTCATTATGGTCGACGGAGAACTTGTAACTTATACAAAGTACGAGGATATTCCTGACAATTTTGACCACGTAATAGAATTTGTACCTGAAATACCAAACGAGCCGCATACTGAGAACCAACACGAAGAAATTGATCAATGGAATAACAGACTTCAACTGTTAATTCAAAAAGAAAACAGCCATAGGGGGAGTTAAATATGCCAGCAGTAACTAGAATCGGAGATGCAGATGTTGCCCATTGTTCAGGCATGGTGAGAGCAGTTGGCTCCGGTGATGTCTTTGTTAACAACATAGCAGTTAGCAGACAGAGCGACATAAACACTTCACATTTGTTACCTGGTAGTCCATGTCCTTCGCATACTGCACCGATAGCATCTGGTAGCAGTACTGTCTTTGTAAATAATTTAGGTTGTGGACGAATCGGTGATGCTCTTTCTGGGTGTACATCAGTCGCCGCCGGAAGTCCAAATGTGTTTGCAGGGTAATTAATGAAAAAATTATTTTGGAACGTATTAGGATTCCTAAGTTTGGGAATGGCCTACATAGGGTTGATAACTCCAGGCATACCATACTCACCATTTATCGTATTTTCGGCGTATTGCTTTTCCAAAGGTTCAGAACGCATGCACCGTTGGATCTATAATCATAAAATATTTGGACCATTCCTTACAAATTGGAATGAAAAGAGAGTATTTCCACAGAAAATGCGCTATTTGATGTTGACAATGATGTCAATAAGCCTTATAATGATGTATGTGAGCGGAGTAAAACCCGTGGGCATATTGAGCACAGCAGGATTTATGATGATTGTGGCAATTTGGGCTTGGAGATTTCCTAATACCCCAGAAGAACACGATCGCCGCAAAGCAGCTGGCGAAAACATAGGTTGGCTTAAATAACAACACACAGACAGTATACAATTAATTTTTAACAAAGGTAAAACAGTAATATGGCAACAGGTAAAGTAAAATGGTTTAACGACGCCAAGGGTTTTGGTTTCATTACTCCCGATAATGGTGGCGCAGATTTATTTGCACACTTTTCACAGATTAATTCAAGTGGCTTCAAAAGCTTACAAGAAGGACAGAGTGTAAGGTTTGAAGTAACTCAGGGTCAAAAAGGCGAGCAGGCTAGCAACATTCAGCCAGCTTAAGGAATTGTTGTAATTCCTTCAAAGTGAAGGCATTCTGGACGCGGGTTCGACTCCCGCCAGGTCCACCAAAAGGATTGTTATGTTTGAAAACTGGCATTGGAGTTATATGTGGGGCATATTGGCAACACTAAATCTTTGGTTCTGGTTAATTAAAAGTCTTTTTGATGGGCCTGATTTGGATTCGACAGGGTGAGATAATAGAGACGGCAACACGGTAGGCGATGACCGTTAATCAAGCAAATAAACGTAAATGCAAAAGCAGATACATTCGACTTCAGCGCAATGAGCTTCACTGGTAACACCGTTCGTGGTGCTGCTAATGCAAGCAGATTTGCCCTAGCTGCCTAAAAAACAGCGGTCCGAGGCAGTTATGCCTTGTAATCAAAAATAGCAGAGCCCGCTTCGGCGGGTTTCTTTTTGGGCTTAATTCAAGAAATAAAAGGTTGACTTTGCAAAGTCATAAGTATAACATTATAGATTAACACAGTAAATTAACAAAGGAGAAACTATGAAATTTACAAAACAACTGACACTCGCAATGGCCTCATTATTGGTCACCGGTTCAGCATTGGCCGCCGGCTATGCCACCTATGAGTACAGCGAAGAAGAAAACCGTGCAACCAGCGCCAACAACATTGCCAACGCAGTGGTAGTTGGTGTTAAGGCTGCTGAAGGTTGGGACTACAGCCTCAAAGCCAACACCAGCCAAACTGCACTGGGCTCAGGTTCAATCAGTTCAGGTCTAGAAGTTCGTGCTAGAAAATCCATGGGCATGTTCTACTTGGGTGGACGTCTAGGTGAGCGCATCACCAGCAGCACACACTTCAGCACCTATGCCATCGACGCAGGTGTTAAGTTTCCATTGGCAGCTGGCTTCACTGGTGATGTAGGCGGTCGTTATCGCAATGCATTCGAAAGCGGCAAAGCCTACGAAACCCAACGTGTGCATGCCACAGTGGGCTATGCATTGACCAAGCAAGACTCTGTTGCCGTACGTTTTTCACGTTCATACGGTGACGAAGAAAAAGATGCATGGCGTTTAAGCTACACACGTAGTTTCTAATCGCTATATGCTCAATAAAGGACCTTCGGGTCCTTTTATTTTTTCTATTACAGCAATAGAAATAATTATTGTAAAAACCTATTGATTTTAGGTTTTAATAGGATATATAATATACACATACAACACAAACAAGGAGAAATGTATGACTGAAAAAATCAAAGGTACACGTACTGAAGAAAACCTGAAAGCCGCTTTCGCAGGCGAGTCACAGGCCAACCGCCGTTATTTGTATTTCGCGAACATGGCTGACGTAGCAGGAGATAATGATATTGCTGCTCTGTTCCGTAGCACGGCTGAAGGTGAAACCGGACATGCACATGGTCACATGGAATATCTTATTGAAGGTGGTGCCGGCGATCCAGGTACAGGCATGAGTGCCAAAACTACCACAGAAGCTTTGGAATCAGCTATCCACGGTGAAACACACGAGTACACCGACATGTATCCAGGTATGGCTAAGACTGCTCGTGATGAAGGCTTTGAAGAAGTAGCTGATTGGTTTGAAACACTGGCCAAAGCTGAACGCAGCCATGCCAACCGTTTTGCTAAGGCTCTAGCTGCTCACAAAGAAACACAGTAAGGAGATCTTAATGCAACAATACATGTGCTCAGTGTGTGGTCATATTCATGACGAGGCCGTAGACGGCGTGTTCGAAGACTTGGACAAATATCACATCTGTCCAGAATGTGGTTGTGGCAAGGAAGAATACCAGTTAGTGGCTTGAATACATAAAATCACTAGCCTCTTTTAATGCTTTTCGCTATGCGATTGTGATTTTTCTATAGTATAATAATGATACATACATTAGACATTGTATGTGTCAACTTAACAAGGAGAAATAACATGGCATGGACTACACCAGCAGCGACTGATATGCGTTTTGGTTTTGAAATCACGATGTATATTGCCAGTCGTTAATAAGAACTAAGAAAAAGCTCACTTCGGTGGGCTTTTTCTTGACTTGTCTAAACTCCTATGTTATAGTGAAAGTTAAGTACATAATCAGAGAGGATAATATGTTAGAATGTTTAATTGTAGGTGATAGTATTGCCGTAGGAACAGCAACAGCCCGTCCAGAATGTGTGAGTTTTGCCAAAAGCGGTTGGAATTCGTGGCAATGGAACAAAGATTATCTGCTCAAAGCATCTGAAAAGTCAGCTAAGACAATTATCATTAGTCTAGGTGCCAATGACCACAAGGGTATCAAAACTGAGCAGGAACTGCGTCAAATGAGATCCATCATCAAAGGTGATAGAGTATTTTGGATTGATCCCGGTCAAGATCGCAAACCTGTACCTCACGATGCCATAGTCCGCATTGCCAAAGAATATGGCGATACTATCATTTCAAGACCTAAAAATCACATGAGCGCTGACGGAGTTCATCCCACAGGTCGAGGATATAAAATTCTAGGAGAACAAACACGATGAATGTTTTAGTAACAGGTGGCCTGGGGCTTATCGGTCATAACATCGTACGTAAATTAGAAGCTCAAGGACACACTGTAGTTGTCTATGATAACATGACCAACTATGGTATTATCCCTAGAGCAGAGCTTGATCACTTAATGATAGAACGCAAGAAATTAATCAAAACCTCTCACATTTACGAAAACGATATTCTTCAAGGCAGTATGTTTGATTGGCTGTTACCTAAATTTGAAATCGAAGCTATAATACATCTTGCCAGCTTTCCTAGACAGAAAGTAGTTAATGCTGACCCGTGTTGGGGCAGCACTGTGATGAGCACAGGACTGTTGATGCTGTTAGAGAAAGCTGTGCAACACAAGGTCAAGAGATTTACCTATGCCAGTTCCAGTATGGTCTATGGCGATTTCAAAGACGATGTCACAGAAAATGCAGAGTGCCGCCCTCACGGTCAATATGGTATCCTTAAACTTGCGGGCGAGTGGTTGGTCAAGGACTATACTCGCAAGTACAGTATCGAACATACCATTCTAAGACCTAGTGCTGTATATGGTCCATTGGATGTAGAAGATCGTGTGATTTCAAAATTCTTGCTCACGGCTATGCGGGGAGAAACTCTTAAGGTCAACGGCCGAAACGAAACTTTAGATTTTACCTTTGTTGACGATGCAGCTGACGGATTCGTAGCTGCTACACTTTCGGATCAAGCAGCCAACGGTACCTATAACATCACAAAAAGTCATAGCAAGACACTGTTCAGTGCAGCCGAACTGGCAGTGAAATTGGCAGGCAATGGCAGCATCGAAGTTCGCGATAAAGACGCAGATTTTCCCAGCAGAGGAGCACTGAATATAGATGCTGCTCGCAGAGATTTTGGATTTGATCCAAAAGTGGATGTTGACGAAGGGTTTCAAATTTACTACGATTGGTTACGAAACGATCCATATTTTGGCATTGACAAACACTGACAAAGACGTTATACTAACAGTACAGTAAATTTTTAGGAGTTCTATTTTGAGTATGCATTTAGAAGGTCCGTGGCTTTCAACCACTGGCAAGAAAAAAGGTAAAAAGAAATTTGCTTCTGCAGAACATGCTAGAAAGGCTAGAGAATTGGACGAATCTTGGAAAGATCTGCTGAGACGTCAGGGCATAGAGCAAGAGGAAAAGAAACGCGGTCGTGCTATGAGCGCACCTAGTCTATCCAGTTCCTACAGTCTTAAGATTCCGGAAGGAAGAAATACCACTGCACATATTAAGAGTGTGGACACTGGTGGTAATGCTGTTTTGAAACCTAGTCCAGTGTATACAGGAACAATGGTCAAGGGAATTGCTACCATGCACAAGAGCAATGCAGTACCGGTATTCAGCGACGAACAAGCCGTTGATATATCCAAAATGCGTCGATAATCACCGGTTTTCGTCTATGAATCCAAAATATCGACTATATATTAAACGTTTCGCAAAGAAACTGAGATAGTAGAACCAAAGTATGTCACAAGCTGAAACGGTTCCGCGGGTCTTGGCCAATGAGAAACCCGTATTTTCGGGAAGCCAAGGGTCGCCAAAGGCACATGAGTTATGAGATCATGCGTCCAATGGAGACAACTACACGAAAGTAGGGTTCTTTCAGAGCCTCGTGAAGTTATACTCCCTTTATGTAATGTGATTTGATTTTGAATCACACCAAGTCAAAGGAGGACTTATGGAAAAATCAATAAAAGTAGTTTCCTATGTAATAGGATTGTTTGCAGTAGTGTTTTTGATTACACAGTTAACCTCAATGAAGTTTGAAAATCTCAAACAGAAAAACGGGTTAAGCCACAAAGACGTTGTGTCTATTCATACCAGAGAAAAACAGCTGGACTGTTTGGCTATCAACATCTATCGTGAAGCAGGCTACGAACCCTTTGAAGGCAAAGTAGCCGTGGCTCAAGTCACTCTTAACAGAGTTGCCGCGGGTAAGTTCGGAAACGATGTGTGTGGAGTGGTATATCAAAAGAATGTGTTTATGGACAAAGTCATTTGCCAATTCTCATGGGCCTGTGATCAAGTACATAGAAATAGACCAATTAACAAGGAAGCCTATAATGAAAGCTACGAAGTCGCAAAAAAAGTTCTGTTGGAAGGGTTTAGATTATCTATTCTCAAGGATGCTCTGTATTATCATGCCACCTACGTTAATCCCAGATGGCCGCTAGATAAGATAGGACAGATTGGACAACATATTTTTTATAAGCAGAAAGGAATCAGAACATAATGGATCTCACACAAATCAAAGAATTCGTACAAACTAAAATTTCTGTAATCTCAGCAGAAACTTTTGGATGGATGGCTGCTATAGTGCTACATGCATCAACTGTGCCTAGTCTGTTGGCAGTGATGGCAGGACTCACCGACAGACTACCTGGAGTTGATCTAGTGCTGTTGGTTTGGACAGGCTTGACTCTGTTGTTTGTCAAAGCCGCCATCCAAAAAGACATGTTGAATATTGTTACAATTGGATTTGGATTCATCATCCAGGCAACATTAATGGCTTTGATCTTCTTTAAGTAAATTGGTAAGGCACCTAGTTGACTTCGGTCAGCTATGGTGCTATAATATCGTTATTGTTAACACACACAGAAAGGCAAACGATGAAAAAGACAATTTTAGTAGGCATGTTGGCAGCGGTTATTACTGGCTGCTCTTCAATGAAGGAAATTCCGGAAAGCAAAGTTTATATGCAACCTGGCTGGTATCAAGATTGCGCACAGGCTGGCACTGAAGGATGGTTCTGGAAAGAAAAAGAAATGGCCTATGCCTGTGGCGCTGGAGAATCAATCCATGCTCAGGCCGCAGAAGAACAGATGTATGCTATCGCTATGAATAACTTTGCCAAACGTATCAATTCAGAGGTAAACTCTGAGACACGCATCGAATTCAAAGATGATAAAAAGAGCACGTATACCAAAATCTCCTATATGGTACGAGAAACTACTATCCGCGAGCATTTGCAACGTGAAGTTGGACATTTTACCATGCAGGGTAGACACTATACCTTTGTGAAACTGAAAATGCCAAAGCCAGTGTTTGATCAACTGATTGCTGAAAGCAAAGCGCAGAAAGCCGCCCGCCAATGAGCCGAGATCAATGGCGATTGTTTATGCTTCTTGTAGTATTTGCAGCCACCCTATTACTGTTGTCAGGTTGTGGATCAACCAAAGTGGCAGCTGAGAAACCACAGTACTGTTATACCAATCAAACTATTCAGTCTCAGGATGGAGAAACGGTAACCAGTAGAACTGTGGTTGAATGCACCGATGATCAATTCAAACGGCTGACTGCTGTGAGAATGGGCATGGCCGACCACTGCGGTATCGCAAATAGAACTGTTCGATCTGGAGATAAACTTGTCAACGTACAAATCAAAAGCTGTCAAATTCTTGACCACAACGGCGCTGTTGTTGGTTATGAATATGTCCAGTAATGCTCAGACCATAAACATAGAAAATCCCAAATTCTATGAAAGCACAAACGGTCCATTGCTGAGTGAGATAATCGATGTGTCGTTTGGGTGGTTCAAAGGACTAGACTCCGAACAAAAAACAGCCTATTATAGTTCTCTAATCCTAGCATTAGAGGAAGTGCAGCCTGGACAGTTTGCTCGTTGGTACAAGAACAATGCCAGCGGCACCGTACGGGTTGCTTGGCAATATCCAAAAAATGGTGTCATGTGTAAACGTCTACATATTCATTTGATAGCTCACGACACAGAAAAGAATATGCAGACCACGGCCTGCTTTAACGAAGTAGATAATAGATGGCATTGGTACAACTAAATATTAGTTCATGAGAATTCATACAAGCGACAAATTCATTGCCTGGTCTGCCCTACTTAGCGGACTAACTGTATCCGCAGTGGCCATTTACTACAGTGTAGCTGGATTAGTGGCCATATTCTCTGCGGCAGTTATTCCTATCATAGTAATGGGAGTGGCCCTAGAGATCAGCAAACTGGCAGGCACTGTTTGGCTCAAGCAGAATTGGACTAGAGCACCTAACTTTATCAAAGGATATCTGTTAGCTGCCATTGCTATACTAATGCTGATTACCAGCATGGGTATTTTTGGATTCCTAAGCAAAGCACACAGTGATCAAAGTTTAGTCAGTGGTGATGTTCAGAGCAGAATAGCCATATACGATGAAAAGATTCGAACAGCAAAGGACAATATTGATGCGAACCGCAAGGCGCTTAAACAGATGGATGAAGCTGTGGACCAAGTTATGGGTCGAAGCAGTGATGAAAAAGGTGCGGATAAGGCTGTTGCGATCCGAAGAGCACAACAAAAAGAACGCATCCGCCTTCAATCTGAGATTGCGTCCGAACAGAAAACTATTGCCACCCTTAGCGAAGAACGTGCGCCCATCGCGGCTGAAGTCAGAAAAGTTGAAGCAGAGGTTGGGCCTATAAAGTATATTGCTTCGTTCATCTATGGCAGCAATCCCGATGCCAATGTACTAGAAAAAGCAGTTACTTGGGTAATCATTATTATTGTTGTAGTATTTGATCCGTTGGCTGTTATTTTGCTATTGGCCAGTCAATACAGTTTTCAATGGTTTCGAAAACAGGAAGAAGACACCCTAGAGATTACTGTTGCAAAACCAGTTCCTGAAGAAACAGAGATGGAGCCTGAAGAAGAACCTACAGAGAATCAGTCATGGCCTGCAGCCTCGGCATTGTGGCCATTTCCATCAACAGCATATAGTCCAGCAGGTACCGGCTTGATGACCACAACACTCATACACACAGAAGAAGTTCCAGGCGAAACACAGTCGACCGCACTAGGAGGTGATATAACGGCGCCTGAGGAAAAGCCAGCAGAGGTGGTAGAGGAACTACCATTAGAGCAATGGAACAAGATGATTGAAGAAGCTGAGAAAGCTGTGGAACAAGAGCGTGAAGTTGAAGACTCAGAAATTTTAGCTTCCGCTCTTGAAACAGAAAAGCAAGCAATGACCGCATGGAAACATGACAATCCCCATTCTAGTCTAAAATTTCAACGGCAGCTGTTAGATAGAGGAATCATAGATCATCTACCTTGGCAAAATTATCTCAAGCCAAAGGCAGACTTTATGGATGACGCAGCCATAGAAGCCAAGAAGTGGGCAGATGAAAATCCTGACACAGAAGAATCAGAAAAAGCCAAAGAGTGGGCTAAAGAACAAGGCATAGACGCAGATCTATCTTGGATGGAAAAGGATACTCAGGGCAACCAAATCAAAAAGGTCAAAGAAGCATATCAGCAGAACGCTGAACAAAATGAAAAGACTTTGTGGCAACGCATTCAAGGCGTGAAAAGTGACAAATAAAATTTTGGTTATAACACCCCCCGATGACACAGTGTTACAAGGTCTAAGACTTATTCATGTAAATCTCACCAACGAACAAACTGCTGTAGTGTCCCAGGCAATTCTACAAAATAAATTACCACATAATGTCATCAATTATGTCTGGCACGTCGGTAATCCTGTATCTTGGTTACTGCAAATGAAATCTAAGAGTAATCTTATTATATTCAACGCAGACTCTAGTCCAGACAGTGACATAATCAATGGTTACATAGCAGCAGATCCAAGATCGTATTATTTTGGTACACTGCGAGATTTACATGTGGCCAACGATCGTGTTATACTTAACTGTGATGAAATTTTAAACCTATTGGAGACTATCTCAAAATATCATGATTAAAACTAATAAACTTTCAGGAACCGGTGTTATAGTCAAAGAAAACGAAAACATCAATCAAGCATTACGTAGATTAAAGAAAAAGGTAGAAGACGCAGGAACTTTAGATACGCTTAGATCTAAAGAGTTCTACGAAAAACCAACTACCGAGCGCAAACGCAAGAAAGGTGCTGCCAAAGCCCGCTGGCGTAAAAAACTCCGCGATCAACAACTCCCTCCTAAACTGTTTTAATTATTGACCATTGGTCAGAAAGGTAGTATAATAACTGTATGAACACAGATATTATGATCGACTTAGAAACGCTTGACGTTCTCCCTACAGCAACTATTTTGTCAATCGGAGCAGTTAAATTTGATCCCTTTGGTGATGAAGTCAATGAACCCTCTGCTATTAAATTCTATACTCGTGTAGATGTCGATAGCTGTGACCAATTAGGGGCAACTGTTAGCCAAAGCACATTAGATTGGTGGGCAAGCCAAAGCAAAGAAGCACAAGACGAAGCATTTAATCCTAATGACAGGATTGATGTTCGCATTGCTCTTGACCAACTGTACAAATTCTGTTGGGGTGCTAAACGTGTTTGGAGTCACGGTGCTGGGTTTGACGTTACTATCTTAGAGTGGTACTTCCGTAAAATTGGAAAATCTATTCCTTGGCAGTTTTGGGAAGTTCGCGATACACGCACTATTTTTGACGTAGGTATTAATCCTAATCGTCCTCCTGTGCTAAAACATCATGCTCTAGAAGATTCATGGAATCAAGCAGTAGGCGTACAAAATGTCTACAAAGCTCTACGTACTAGTACTATGAGCAACGGTAATTATATCGCACCATTCGCAAATCAAAGGTAATATATGGACAGTCAGACAAAAGAAGTTATGGATATTCTGCAAGAAGAATGTGCAGAAGTAATTCAGGCAGTAAGTAAAATCAGCAGATTTGGACTAGATAATTTTAAACCAGGAAAGCCAAAAACTAACCGCGAGCATTTAGAAGAAGAGCTAGGCGATATGATGGCAATGATCGATATTCTGCACAGTATGGATATTGTATCATATACCAATATTGAGCGAGCCCAGGCTGCTAAAATTGAAAAACTAAAAAAGTGGTCAAATATTAAGAATTTAGAGAATATCTGATATAAATAAATTTGTAGACTGTACCAACTGGGCGGTTTACAGGGCATAGTGCCCATAATAGATCTTACTTTATAAGGAGATAGAAATGTCTAAGATCATCGGTATTGACCTCGGCACCACCAACTCATGCGTGGCTGTTATCGAGAATGGAAAATCCAAAGTTATTGAAAATTCAGAAGGTGCAAGAACCACACCCTCAGTTGTGGCGTACACTCCAGATGAGATCATTGTCGGCGCTTCAGCTAAACGGCAAGCAGTTACAAATCCCAAGAATACAATCTATGCCAGCAAGCGACTAATTGGTCGAAAGTTTAAAGAACAAGCTGTGCAGAAAGATCTCGATCTCATGCCATATGAGATCTACGAAAACAGCAACGGTGATGCTTGGGTTCGAGCTCAAGGCAAAGAATTCGCACCGCCACAGATTTCAGCAGAAGTTCTGCGTAAGATGAAGTCGACCGCAGAGGATTACCTAGGACATGAAGTCACACAGGCTGTGATTACTGTGCCTGCCTACTTCAACGATAGCCAAAGACAGGCGACTAAAGATGCTGGCAAGATCGCAGGCCTAGAAGTTCTGCGTATTATCAACGAACCCACGGCGGCTGCTCTGGCCTATGGTGTAGACAAAGAAGATAAAAAAGATCGCAAGATTGCTGTTTACGATCTAGGTGGTGGTACGTTCGACGTATCGATTATTGAGATAGCGAATGTAGACGGAGACAAGCAAATCGAAGTACTCAGCACCAATGGTGACACATTCCTGGGCGGTGAAGACTTTGACCAACGTATCATGGATCATCTCTGCGATGAATTCAAGAAAGATCAAGGAGTTGACCTTACCAAAGACATGTTGGCACTCCAGCGACTGAAAGATGCTGCTGAAAAAGCCAAGATCGAATTGTCCAGCAGCACCAGCACAGATGTTAACCTACCTTACATCACTGCAGACGCTTCCGGTCCACGTCACATGAACATCAAGATCAGTCGTGCCAAGTTAGAATCATTGGTAGAGGAACTGGTTAACAGAAGTTTAGAGCCATGCCGCACAGCACTCAAAGATGCTGGTGTTACTGCTGCTGACATTGACGAAGTTATCCTTGTTGGTGGACAGACACGCATGCCTAAGGTGCAGGAAGAAGTTGAGAAGTTGTTTGGTAAAGCACCACGTAAAGATGTTAACCCAGACGAAGCAGTGGCAGTTGGTGCTGCTATCCAGGGTGCTGTGTTAGGTGGTGATCGCACAGACGTGCTGCTGTTAGATGTAACACCACTCTCCTTGGGCATCGAGACCATGGGCGGTGTAATGTCAAAGATCATCCAAAAGAACACAACAATCCCTACCAAGGGACAGCAGACATTCTCCACAGCAGAAGACAATCAACCAGCTGTAGACATCAAAGTGTTCCAAGGTGAGCGTGAGCTTGTTAAGTTCAACAAACTGCTAGGCGAATTTAAATTAGATGGCATTGCCCCTGCACGTAGAGGACAGCCACAGGTCGAAGTGACCTTTGACATTGATGCTAACGGCATCATGCATATCTCTGCCAAAGACAAATCAACCGGCAAAGAAAACAAGATCACTATTAAATCAAATAGCGGATTATCAGAAGCTGAAATTGAAGCCATGATCAAAGATGCAGAGCTGAATGCAGAAGCAGACAAAAAAGCTCGTGAGTTGATTGACGCAAGAAATTCAGCGGAAGCACAGGTGCATGAAGTCAAGAAAGATCTTGAAGAATTCCGTGCAGAACTCACAGAAGCAGAGGTCACAGAAATCGAAACTGTGATCACTGAAGTAGAATCTGCGATGACCGGTGATGACAAAGACAAGATCAACGAAGCATTGACTAAGGTATTTCCAGCAATGAAAACACTGTTAGATAAAAAGCAGGCCAAAGAACAGGCAGCACAAGCCCAGCCTACTCAGCCTGAAGCAGATGATGTAGTTGATGCCAGCTTCACAGAGAAGAAGAAGGCAGACTAATCATAACCGAGGTACTTTCGAGGCCTCAATTGTTCTTACTTTAAAAGGAGACTATTATGAACAATCAATTAGCTAGAATAGATGCTCTTAGCAGAGCATTGGTGGGATTCGACACCATGTTTGATCAGATGGAACGCAGATTTGCCAACAGCGTACCTAATAACTATCCTCCACACAATATACTCAAGACTGGTGAGAATCAGTATGAGATTCAAATTGCTGTGACCGGATTTGAAAAATCGGAAATCGCCGTGACTGTGGAATCTAATGTTCTCACTGTCACTGGCGAAGGAGCGGAATCTATTCGCCACGAGAATCCGGAGGTTGTTTACTTGCATAGAGGGCTGGCTACTCGTGATTTTGCCAAGGAATTTCCTCTGGCCGAACACATTGAAGTCACTGGTGCGGAGATTAAGAATGGTATGCTGATCGTTAAATTGATTCGCAACGTTCCAGAATCTGAAAAACCACGTGTCATTGACATCGTTGACGTTAAATAGTACAATATAAGGGAGGGAAACCTCCCTTATTAAATACTCAACATAGGAAACATATGTCAACAGATACCGCAGTAGAAGAATCAGTAATTACAGCACTTCAACCCCCTAGCCTATGGAAGGTGGTATTTCTCAATGATGATTCTACTCCAATGGAACTTGTAATCGATATTCTCACAGACGTTTTCAAACATACTGAATCGTCTGCTAAACAGGTAACATTGGAAATACACGAAACAGGCAGTGGTATAGCAGGCGTGTACAGTTTTGAAATCGCTGAACAAAAAGGAATCGAAGCCACAACAATGGCTAGACAACAAGGTTCTCCATTACGTATACAAGTGGATCCAGAATGAGTCTAAGAGAGATTACTAAAGATCTGCATCACGAAGCAGAAACCACTGTATTCGCTAAGATGTTGCTGAGCGGCAAGATTGAACGAGAAGACTACAGAAATTATCTCTATAACCTTTTGGCCATATATGATCCAATCGAATGGTATTGCCAGCGTCAGGGTTTCCTTGTCACTATGCCAGACCTACCTCGCTTGAAAGGCATTCACGCTGACTTTCAAGAATTAGACGACGGATCGTATTGTTATCTTACTCCAGCAACACTTGAGTATCAAGCCTACTTACACAAACTAGGAAATGATGCGGAACGTAAACATCTCGTTAAGGCACATTTATACTGCCGGCACATGGGAGACCTATTCGGCGGCCAAATCATTAAGAAACAGGTAGCACATATTTCGAGCGGCAAGTTCTATGACTTTGAAAATGGTGATGCTATGAAGATGTCTATTCGAGAAATGTTAACAGACGATCTAGGTGATGAAGCTAGAGTGGCATTTGAATATGCTATCAAAATGATGCGAGATCTGTATCGTGGACAGTAAGGTCTGGGATACTTTAATAGACGTACAACATCTATTAGAGGATAACTTCAACAACACTGGCAAAGAAATCTTTGAGCCGGGGATGGATCGGTTTAATCAACCGGGGTGGGTTAATAGAGTTTGGACCAGTGATGATTATCGTAGAGCTCATATCGATGTAGTCGATGCCCGATCCACAAAGGGACTCTGGATGATGCATTGCTGTATTTTCCCACATATCCATAACCCGGCACCTATTTACGGATTTGATGTTATTGCAGGTAAAAATAAGATAACTGGTTGTTTTCATGATTTCAGTCCAGCTGGCGACATTGAACATTCTCTCATCGATTGGTTCGCTGCCGAAACTCAAAAATTACAGTGGAATAAAACACGGAAACTACCTGAGTGGGCCGAGCGTATTTTCACAGGATCTATGATTGCTGCGGGCAATGTCAGCGATCCGGAAGAACTAGAACAGATCATGGATCTTGTAAAACTTACCACAGAAGTATATCTCAAGCATGTGGGCGATACCAACGGCACGGCTAGGAATACCACTGACAATCAAAATTACTATGCTCAAAATCAGAAGCAAAACCCACATACACCGCGTGTAATGGTGAGTTTAGGGCTTTCAGAGGATGATGTCCAGCATTTTATTCAAGAATGCCTGTTCCCAGAAATACGCTAAATATTAGCTATGAGAGCATTTGAATTCCTATCTGAAGCGAGTATTTTTTCTCGCGGTACTTATACCTTTGGACATAAAGTTAAAGTTGCTGCCGAAAATAAAGAAGGCAAAATTGCCATTGAAAAAATACAAAACGTATTTCCCGACTTTGTTCCTAGCGAAACATTAGAATGGGTTGAAAATGCACCTGCAGATGCTCCGAGAATATTAATATCTAAATCAAAAACCGAAAAATACTTTAAAAGAGAAAACGACGATATATTTGCTTTTGTTGGTGGTCCATCCACGATTGAAAGCATTCTCAACCATGCAGAACGTATTAATCGAGGAGATATTGCCGAAGCAATTTTAGGTGCTGCACTTTCAGCAAAACTCATTAAACGTGGAAGTGATAGGATTGGAACTGTTGATAACAATGATATTCAAACGGTACTAGTAAAAGCCATTGCCACAACTAGCGGTACTTTGATATATACCGTAGAAGATAAAAACAGCAGTATTGCTGATAAAATATCTTTTAGATTAAGATTACCTAGCGGTAGTATGGATATTATTAAAAATAAAAAAACTTGGTCTAAATTTGAAGATCTATTTTCATCCGCATTAAGTTATGCAAATAGCACCGATGCTGAAAAATACAGCAATCATTTTTATAGAAACGGAAAGGTCGACGAAGTCTTAATTACTAGTGATGGAGTAAGTGAACAAAAAGGCCGTAAGACTGATATTGATGTAGTTGTTAGAGATCCCGAAACAGGAAAGGTTAGAAATCTAAAAAGCCTCGATTTGAGTCTTAAAGCAGATAGTGTAAAATATGGTCAAAGTACATCAGGCGGTCTTACTAAAGATTACAACGAATGGTATATCAAGGCTAAGAATGTATTTGAACCGTTCGGTATTACTATAGATATGCCAACTGATGGAAAAGACAATATTCTATCATTTTACATCGAAGTTTACAAACAGGCTGCTGAAAAACTAAATTCAGCACTTACAGGCAACAGCGCCGACAAAGAAACAAATTTTGTTGAAAAAGTAGCAGATGTTATTAATACTCACGGATCTGGTGCAAATCCAAATTTAAAAATAGTCAGTTTTGAAAAAGGCAATCACACCGTACATAGTTTTGCTACGGTTAAGCAACGGATGATTAAAAACAATATTAATCTTGCTGCAAGATACAAACTAGGTGGAAGAAGTGGAAAACCGTCTGTAGAAATTTTTGATTCAACTACTAATGAGATGTTAACGTCAATTAGATTTTATCTGACCAGTAAGGCATCGACAAACTACTTTGAAAAAGGTCCATTGCTTCATAAACTTACTATGGTAATGAAGACCAAGCCGCCTGCACCGGTGGAGCCTACACCAATAAGTGATAAAAATGTTAACAATTTAAAAAGCACAGAAATGGGTTCTGACAGCGGTCTAGTTTAAACCAACTAGTTAATTCTGCCCTATTGCTTTATAAATATCTTTATGAGTTGGTTTAACAGAAGTCCTCGAATTAAAGAACCCGCTAAACATCTACCCCATCATCGTACCAGTCCTGCTTCGGAAAAAATGTTAGACGAAGCAAAGAAAACAGGACCTGAGAAAAAACCTTCCAAGAAAAAAGACAAGCAATAATCTCATCATATAACTCGCTGCCATTTTACTGTAAATAATTTTACATTAAGGAGCGAACCTAATGAAATTATTAAAATCAGCCATTGTGGCGCTGACTTTCCTGTTCACCTCAGTAACACATGCAAATATCACAGATGGCGCATTCAGCGTTAATCAAATTTTTGATGTACAGTATTGGTGGAATGGCAACACACTAAATGCTTCAAACTTTATTGCACCTTATGACAGTAACTTTAATACCGTTACGGTTACCAGCGGTCAATATTTTAAATTTATTGATAACGGCAACGGCGATGTTGGTCTAGGACTATACGATGCAAATAACACATTAAACAGAGTCATTCACTCTACAGGTACCGTTACTGCCCTAGGTAGCGGCGCTATTTTTTATATAGGCAGTGGATTCTTTGGTAACGTTATTTCAACCTCGCAAGGATACAGTTACGGACAAAGTGCTACATTTACTAACATGGATCAATCAGTATCAACATCTGATTTAACCACTTATGCCTGGGCAAGCACAACTCCGTTAGCAGCTGGACAAACTGCATCTAACACTACTACAACTCCAACCTATGTAGCAATCACATCTGCTAATGTTGTGTCAGTTACGCCTACCAGTACTAATAGTCCAAGTGGCGAAGGTGCTAGTAATGTTATCGATGGAAGTTCTGCTACCAAATACCTAAACTTTGACCGCGCAAGTGCAGGCTTTACTATCAAACTAAGTCAAGGTCGTGTTGTTGAAAAATTCACTATCACAACTGCCAATGATTATTCACCACGTGATCCAAGTAAGTTTAGTTTATTTGGATCCAATGACGGTGTAACATGGACTACTATTGCTGACAATCAAAGTATTACACTAAGCGATAGTCGGTATACAACATCCAGCGACATTGTGGTAACAAACACAAATGCTTATGTCTATTACTTTATTACCTTTGATAGTACCAAAGCTCTAGACTTATATCCTAATATGACAAATTGTATGTCAGCCTACGGTGGCGGATGGTTAGGTACTGAAAACTGCAACAGCGTTCAAGTATCTGAAGTCAAATACTATTACGACAGTGCTAGTACAGTGACCAGTTCAGACACAGGCAATGGTACCATTGCCAATCCTGGAACCAGTGGAGCAGTTTCAAGTCTTAATACTACACCAACTGTGGTCAGCACAGCAGCAGGCGCAGACATTGTGTCAACCAGCATCAATAACGGTACTACAACTACCGCAACTACAACAACCAGAGGAACTACTGCAAGTGTAACAGTAGTAACTGACACACGTGAACGTCAGACCAAAGTGTTAAACATTAATAGAAATATCACTGTAACCGATACAACACCTGTGACTACCACAGTGACTCAAACTACTCCAGTAACTACCACAACTACCACAACCCCGACAACTGTTACAACTTGGAGTGACGGTACT